AAAAAGTTTTCTTGCTGACCGGTAGTAATAGTCTGAACTCCCGGAGATTCAACAGGCGGCTTCTTAATAACAAGTATTGACTCTGCAGTAAATTGATCTATATTGCCAATCGGATCTGCATAGTTCTTCTTGATGTTAAAAACTCTTGGAGGGTTATAATTATCTGTAAAAAATATAAGGTCGTCAATCAAATCGACACCTGTAATAAGATACTGATCATTAAAATTGAGGGTTGTGTCAACCCCTCCTCCGTCATCAATGCTTACTATATGATAGGTTAAAATACTTGTAAGAACATTGAACGAAACAATCATGTCAAGCTTACCTGTTGCTCCAACCGGAAAGGCTGAATCATGGATAAACCAATACACAGTTTCATTGGCACTATCGTCAATAGCTCCTATACATTTAGCAGAAGAACTAAGTGGTGTGCCATCAATATACTTTAGCGTAGTTAACCGTAGATTTCCTTTGGTGTTTTCGACAGTACCGATCTCTGATACTTCAGTAGATCCCATACGAATATTAAGAGCATCAATGTACTCTCCATTTGGGATAAGTCGTTCATCAACGACTTTATTCATCCTGCCTAAAACGAAGTTCCTTGTTATATTCGCCATATTATTTTAACCACTTGTCCATCCCACGCAGATTCATAAGAAGTCTACCCGGATGAATATTACTCATTCTTATTTTAGCATTACGAAGCAGTGCTGCTTTTTCTTTACGAGCACGAGCCACAATGTACTCTTGTACACCAAGCTTTGAATTAAGTATCTCGTATTGAACGTATGCGTAAATATATTTTTCAAATAGTTTGTTAACACTAACCAATGCGTCATTGCCATTCTCCATACCATCAGAGATGTATTCAAGAATAACAGACTGACCATACATATCAGCGTTAAAGTTTATCACACCTGATCTTGTGTCAATCGCAAATGTTGGATTGAAGTTTGCAGTCTCTGTGTTGAGACCATAACGCTCGCCAAGACCATATTCAAAATACCAAACACCATCAATGTTCCAACCAAGCTGCCCGTCATAGGTGCTTTGTGGATTCAAATAAATACTCTTCTTTGTTCCTGCTAATCTTTGCGAATCAATCTCAGAAAATTGAGGAGATAGTGCGTTACCAAACTGATCAAATAAAATCTTTCCGGTTTGATCTTGCAAGTAAGCAAGTGATGATAGGATCTGAATGTTTTCTGTAAGTGGTCTAAGGTAACCGTCTTTATACAAGTTTACTCTTACCCAATTGACGTAGTCTGAAGGTAGTATATACCTAAGAGTATCATCAACTGTAAGCTCTAATACTTTTATCTGCTTGAACGCATCATAGTTAAGTTCTTGCACAGCACGCTTAGCGTGAAATAATATCTTGAATCTTTCTTCATTGTTTACAAGAGAGTGGTTACCTGCATACATCAACATAAAGTTGTTGACAATGTCAAATAGACTCACGTATTGATATGAGCCCCAATTGACATCTGTTGGTTGATTGCCACCATTCTCGTAGTATTGATATTGACTAATATACGACATGATTATACTGATTGTTTTTGTTCTTCAGTTGCCCCAAATTGAACAGCGGCTATCTCACGAATAGACATTCCTGCGTATTGAAGAATTTTTGTTACAAGTTTAAACTCATCTTCATAAGGAACTTCAAAATCCTGATAGTCAGGCTGAGACTGATCAAATACCGGCTCACCATTTGTTAACGAAATATATGTCCACTTAGGATCTTTTGGATACCTAAAGTAATTTGCTTCAACTTCATTCGGTAGATTGATAGTTGATGGATAAACTGTCATAATACCATTCTCTTGCGTATACGCAGGATACTGTTCTGTTGGAGCAGTAAGGTTTGACGTATTAAGCATTGTGATTTTGGTATGCGTTATCTTCTCTGCTTCTCCTTTAAATACTCGTGGGCTTATTGATGCGTCATAACAAAGCACCTTATTGATCATGAAATAATCAAACCCTGTAGTAGAAGGAGAAGGAAGATAAAATCTATTTGTGGCAGGAGCAACTTGCGATAGTGTTGATGTTACTGCAAATAATTCCATTGCTTCTTCAATCGCTTTGCGTATGTCGGCATATCCTGTTCCTGACGTACGAAGATTCTCCATATTTAAGATCTTATTGTACTCAGAAAAATACTCTTCAAAGGTCTCAAGCTGAGCCTGTTTGGCGTACAGATTGAAATCGGATGGGGATATGTATCCGTAGTTATTCTTGTTCAGAATAGATAATACTGTATTTCTTACGGAATTTATCATTATTCGCTTTTTACAAAGATAAACAAAAAAAAGAGGGAGAATTAAATCCCCCTCTAAGCTACAATTTATATCACTTAAAACCTACTGTAAATTATTTTCAAGCATTTTTAAAGCGTCAATTCCGTCATCAGTCTTTAAGAACTCGGCAATTGTGAAGTATGGATCCTGTCCGTAAGGGACCGTTAACATCTTCTTTTTATTGGAAGCTGTATTAAACCACACCTCCTTTTGCCCATTTCTGAATGTCAAAAGCTTGTTCTCAAAGAACACATGCACATTTGACTGAAGCTTCAGCATTGGATCGCTTAGCATATTGACAAACCCAATCGGGTCTTTCTTGGCATAAACCAAGACATCACGCTTTAATTCTGCTGTTGTAAACCTTGAAGGGTCTTTACCAAACAGAACCCTTGCTACTGTTTCAAGCTGCTCTACAGATAGTTGACGAGCCTGAACCAAAGCATCTACTTCAGCACTTAAGCTTTCAACTTCTTTAGCTGCATCTTTCTCAGTATCAACCTCTACGAAGGTACGCCCATTAAGAGGGTGATAGTGGAGGAAGTGTTGGAGGACCGGGTTATTTTTAGGAACCCGAAGAAACCCGTTCTCAAATATAATAGGCTCGACAATGGCATTTCCATCTTGCTCATCCTCAAAAGGGGTCTTTTGATTAACGGCATATCTGAGTGGTCTATTGACATTGTTTTCCTCATCAAACCACAATAGTGGGAATCGTCTTGTATTTCGAGAAGGGATAGTGTAAGATAGAGGAGCAGAATCTCCTTTTAGTTTATATATCCTGTCAGCAGGAACTATATTCTTTTTCATTAGATTTTAATTTGATTAGATTTTTAAAATAAGGGGGAGTGCCGTTTGGCACCCCACCCTTTATTGATTGCTTGCTTATGAACCGTAACGGAACAACACGAAGTTGTTAGCACCCAAAGTACAAACGCAACGCTCAGAAAGGAAGTTAACCTCCATTGCATCGAGATCGCTTGTTTGAGCACCACCGGCAGAACCTGTGATCCAAGTCTTGTAACGGCGGTCTTCAGTCTCAGAAGCACGGTAGCGAACGTGTAAGAACGGACGCTTAGCGTTCTTGCCAAGGATTTGGTCGTATACAGATGTAGAACCTGCAGGAACCAAAAGACCTGTTACAGTACCTGCGGCTTGAGCACCTGTAGGAAGACCACCACGCATGGTAGGATCGTTCAAGTACTTCCAATCAGACTTGTAGAAGTCGTAACCTCTGCGGAAGCCTGTGAAGCCAAGGTTTAATGCCATGTCTTTGTCGTTGTCGAACAAACCGTAAGATGTACCGTTTGCTCCGTAGCTGTTTTGAGCAGCCAACATATCGTCAATGTCAAAGCTGAAGGCACGGTTTACGAAGATTACGTTCTCTTCGATTGCACCTTGCTTGTCAAGACGAGAGATGATGCTGTCAAAGTCTACAAGGGTAGTTGGGTTACCACCGCCCCATACGTTACCACGATCGTTAACAACGTAGAAGATACCTTCTGAACCTTTGTTACCGTAAATTGGGTTAAGTGAAGCGTTAGCAGCACCTGAACCTGACTCAGCAGGAACAGCCTCGATCATTGCAGTCTCAAGGTAGTCCTCAAAACGCAAGCGAGTTTCGTGCTCACTCTTCAAATACCAAAGGTATCCGGTAGCACCGTTCTCGGTTGTTACTTCTACCCATCCAATCTGAGCCATGTCAGAACCGCTTACAGCGTATTTGTCCTTGATGATGATTGGAGAGTTGTCGAAGATTTCATCTTCTGCTTCTAAAGAACCGATCATTCCAACAGTTCCTTTCTTGAACTCAGAACCATAGATCCATACAGACAAGGTTGCAGAGCTACCGAAAGTTTGACCACCGGCTTCGTAGTAAGCTACATCGAAAGTACCTGCAGTGGTGTTCACAGCAGTAACGATGCCCTTGTTAGAAAGACCGTTAGCGTTGTCAGAGATGAATACAGTCTGACCGGCACGGATAGCGATACCACTTACGTTAGGATCGCTTACGGTGATGGTTGCAGAATCTGCAGCAGCAGCCGCAGAAGAAGCACAATCTACATACTTAGTATGCAAACGTCCTTGTTCAGCCCACTTAATCATGTCTGAGTTAGAAGGCATTTCAGCACCTACCATACGAAGGAAAGATGCGATAGTGCGATTACCATAACGCTCGAACTCCTTCTCGTAAGTATCAGGAAGATACTGATTCAAGAAGTTGAAGTTGGTAATATAGTTTGTCGAAAGGGGAACCTGCTCCGCACTTGGCTGAAGCTGATAACCCGGTGAAGGTAAAACTGCCATTTTTGTAAATTTTAAATTTTAGATTTTTTTAATGCTGCGGATTTTGAGACTCCTGCCGGAATCCGGTGCGACCGCTTTCACCTGCATTCCCCCCTTATTTACAACTTCAGGTGCTCTACGCTCTGACATATTTATATTTTTAGTCTTGCGCATTACATCATCTGTTGCGTCAGCTTGTCCTTGTTCGTAAAAGAACTTGGCAAACCGATCGGGGTTCATTGCAATTGACAAAGCCCTATGGTATCCTGCTGCATCCTTAATCAAGCCCTGATCATCCAAAAACTTATTAATAAAGTTTGTTGGTGTTGATTGAACCTTTTTTAATTCTGACGCAGAACCGGGAGAAAACATAATCTTCTTGTCGTCAATGCTGAACTCAAAACCTTTGAAATCTTTACTAAAGACTTCGTCAGACTTTTGGTCAAACCACTTACGCTTTCGGGTGTTTTCTTCGTTCAGGGTTTTTGCCTGCTGTGTATATTGACGGTATGCCTCATACTCCTCATTCTCTTCGGGAGACAAACCATTTGCTCTTGACTCAAGAGGCAGTTTGTACTTCTCCTTCTGTTCGTTGAAGTAATTCTTGGCTTCCGCAATAGCCTTTTTACGTGCGATCTTTATCTTCTTAATTTTAGACTCATCATCAATGTCTTCATCGTACGAGTAATCCTCCATTAATACATCAATGTCTTCTTTGTCAAGACCCTTCTGTGTAGAAGCAAGATATTCACGAAGAACTTGATCAGGCTCCATTTCATCGTAGTCCTTGTTGACTTTAATAAAGTCATCAAACCCACGGCCTGTCTCCTTCTTGAATTTCATATAAGCGGCTACGTCTTCAGGGAGAGGATCAGACTCTTGTCGTTCTGATACCAACTCATCAAAAGAGTTTATCTGCTTATTATAGCGTTTTCCAATATATGAAAGAACTTGTTCTTCTGTTAGTTCAGGCTCATCTTCTTTGGTTTGTTCTGTAGAAGTTTCAAGGTTTGACGTGTCGATTTTTATATCGTTCGTCTGTTCACCGTTCATTTCCTTCTCATGCTTTTCAAGAAGTTCTTTTTCAACTTCCTGTATGCTTTTACCCTCTGATGAGTCAAGAGCTCTTACTTTGATTTCCATTTAATTAGATTTAATTTGATACAAATTTATACAAAAAAACTATATTTCCTATCGAGGTTCAAATTCTGCTAAATCAAACCCATCAAGCGTATCCTCATTAGACTCAAAGTTCATAGGAGGAAGGTTATTCTTTCTTTGGTTAATCAGCTTGGATTGCTCCGTATTTTGCTGACTAATCCTTCTTGCCTTCTCTTTCTCCTTCATATCCTCCCTGCTCATTATAGCGGTCTCCTTAAGACCACCTAACTGCATTTGGTATTGGAACTCCTCGTTCATAAGCATACGCTTCATCTCAGCCTCAGCCTTAAGCTTCTCGATCTCAAAAGCTACCTCAGCCTGCTTAAGCTGCATCTTAGACTGTGACTCAAGCTGAATCTTCTGCATGGCTGTTTGAGACGCCATCTGCTGAGCTTGCAATTGCTGCTGAGCCATCATGGCCTGCTTCTGCATTTCCATCTTCTCCTGTCGGTCTTGTTTCTTTACACGTTTAACCTTAAGTAATTGATTAGCAAGCTTTATGTTCTTGATCTCCCTGATGTCAATGGCGTCCTCAAGGTTGATGTCTCCTTTAGACAATGCCATCTGAATGTTGGCTTCGAGCTGAGCTTTCTGCTCTTCATCCGGAGATATTTCAATAAAGATACCAAAGTCATATATGTATAGATCCTTGATCTCGTCAAGTAATGACACATTGTATTTGCCAATCTTGTTTGCAAAATCATCCTTAAAGTCTGCGTATTGTAATATGTCAGCAACACGGTAGGTAAGGGCCTCAGCAAGCGACCTATAAATAAATAAGCCTCCTTCGAGAATGTGGCGTGTAGCCGTATTAGAGTTAAGTGCAGCAAGCTTTTGGACCCCTACCAATGCGTTTGGATCAGGCGTTGAGCCGTCTCTTACTTCATTCAGACCGGTTACCGATCTGATCATATCAAGGTAGTGATTGTAGTTTGCTATCAGCATCTGTGTTTTAGAAGCCCCCGAATTAGAGGTAAGCTGCTGAATAGGTATTCTTGCATTGTTGAAATCTCCCTCTTGGGTATAGCTACGTCCGATGACGCTACCCGTTTGGAAGTAAAGTCTTAAAGCATCTTCAGGATTGTATGCCTGACCTGTACCCAAGTCTACTTCATTGAGACCATCGGCATCAATGAATACACCATCAGGAACAGTACGAGCAATAACCTGCTGAAGCTTTAAGTGAGTAAGTTGAATTAAGTCAGCGAATGGAACCATTCTACGTACAAGAGATTCAATAACCCCTTTGTACATTCTTGGTGCAACCGCTACATAATTTGGCAACGCATGTTGAGATGTTGATTTTGGTCTTACCATGTTCTCTGACATCTTCCACTTAAGTAAG